TTGGATCAAAATTGAATGCTATATCTAAGACTAATCCTGAATTCTTTTATGCACCATTTGGTAAACCTCAGAATATATGTTTTTTACATGATAATCTTGAGTTTTACGGTGCTGGTTTAAAAGATGGCAATCCCCATAAGATCTTTTCAAAGAGATCTGTGAAGATTAGCGCTGTTCCTAAGTCTTACAAAGCTGCTAGAATAATAGCAACGGAGAATACCTTTAGGCAAGGTATGGCAAAGAGAATTTTCTTAATACTCGATGACTACTTACCCGATGGTATTGATTTACATTCTCAAACTCGCAACCAAGATTTTGCTTATTTTGGATCTTGTTTTGGTATTTATTCCACAACAGATCTAAGTAATGCATCTGATTGTATTACAAAAACATTAGTAAAGCAGATCTTCCCTTATGAATTCTGGTCATTAATTGAACCATTCATACCTACCCATTATATAATTGATGGAAAGGAAAGACTCATGCAGCAGTTTTCTACTGCTGGTAATTCATTGACATTCATCATTGAATCTATTGTCTTTTGGGCCATTGCGAAATGCGCAATATCGCGTTATTTAACAAACAATACCTCAAAGATAGGTGCAAAGAGAGAAATCAGGGATATATCCATTTATTATGGAATTGATTATCCTGATCCTTCCTGTTCAGTCTATGGGGACGATATTATTGTTTGGAATCCTGCTACTCCTTACTTACATACTTATCTAGAAGCTCTTGGATTCATTATTAATGAAGAAAAGACCTTTTCTAGCTCTACACATTTGTATAGAGAAAGCTGTGGTAAAGAGTATTATAAGGGAGTTGATATGACAACCTTATATTATCCAAGATCGCCGATACAAGGAGAACTTGGAAAAGTAATTAAGGTTAGTAATCATGCCTATAGGGATAGTCTTTCCGGTGAATATTTTGATTCAACCGTTAAGCTAGTTGATTTGCAGCATAAATTATATGCTGCATGTTATCCAGCCTCAATCTTACTATCAGAAATAGTAAAAGAGGCTCACCCTAAGATGACAACCTCTGTTCAG